TTATTATTATTCTTTGAAAGCTTTAGTGGTATAGATAATATGGACCAGATGAATCAGATGAATGGCAAAAACACAAATGAACACAAATTTACTAATAATAAAAACTTTCCTGGGTTTACTACTAATTTTAATCAGCAAATATTAGATTTAATTAATAATAAATATTTATCAAAACTAAAAAGCAAAAAAGATTTAAAAAATATATTTATGTTCTTAAATATAAATACTGAAGCTAAAAGAGATCTTCTAGAATACTTGAAAATGTTATTAAAATATGTATTTTGTAAAACCTCTGATAGAAAAACTTGCCAATATATTTTAGATAAAATTATAATATATGAAAAATATAAAAATGATGTGTTCTAGATACACTAGAAACTTTAGTAAATATTATGTAAATTTAATATTTGCTTGTAAATTCTCATCTAATTCATATATTGCATTTTTTACTAAGCTATAAAATTTTAATAATTTATTACATTTCTTAGAATTATTTATTATATTACGATTACACATTTGAGCATATAATTCTATTTCTCTATATTTATTACTACAATTATTATTAAAATTAGATAATGAATCATATAATGATACTTCTATTGTAACTCTTATTGTATGATAAAATTTATTTTTACTTTTAGTACCAAATTCATTACTAGCACAAACATAAAATTTGCCTAATTGTTTAGCATATTTTTTTCCAAAAGTTTTATCTAGATTATCTATATTAAATTTATTATTATATATAATAATTCTACTATCATCATCATCTTTATATAAGTTAATTTTATACTTATCTATAATTAATTTTTTAAATAAATCTTTACTATGATTATTACCATAGAAATCTAATTGAAAAATATCTCTAATACCTTTTAATAGTAAATAATAATTTAATATAAATTCTAAAATTTTATAATTACTTTTATTACATTTTTTAATTATAGTAGTATATAAGCTTTTAATATTTATTAAATTTAATTCTAATTTATTATTTTTTTTTGTTTTATTATTTTTTTTATTATTATAATTATTATATTGTTTTTTTGTAATCATCTTAAATGTTTAAAGGTGTAATATGTATTAATATATAATAATATATAATAATATATAATAATATAATAAATTTCTCAATTATATAAATATTCTATTATTCTCTTACTAACTACTTCTCCAATTCGCCTTTTAGTTTTTCCATTATCAGTAAGAATTATTTCAGATATAAGTAATATTCTTTCTTCATTTAACTCGCAATTGTCATATGCTTCAAATAGTTTTTTAAGTGTTGGAAATACTTCTGATATCTTGGTAGCAATACTAGTACTAACACCTGGAATATTTGTTAATGATATCTGATTCCAAAGCTGTGGAGTTAGATTTTCTTTTTTACATTTTTTTATTGAATTAAGATATGTATTATTTATTTGTGTATTATTAATATTATTTTCATTAGTAATTATATTATTTTCACTAATGCTAGAATCATTATTTGTTTCTGGAAGTATATTATTTTCTTCTTCTTTATTTATTATACTTGAATTATTTATTGTATTTGAATCATTAGATATTGTATTAGGCATTGTACTAGGCATTGTGCTAGGCATTGTACTAGGCATTGTGCTAGGTATAGGTTTTGTATTAGCTTTAAAGAAATCTGTAATATCTTTACTCATTCTTTCATGAATTCTAATTATAATATCTAATGTTTCATTTAAATTTGAAGTTCTAATTAATGGTATTTCATCACGAAATATAGAACTAACTATACTACCATGAAATACTGTTTTCTCTGATGGATATCTAACATCACTAGAAGAACCTTCAATTAAATAACAAATTAGTTTATTACCATTTGAATTACATTTTTCTGCTTGAAGCCTAATCTTTTGTTCTTTATACCTACCATCTTTTATACTCGCTAGCATATCTTGAACACATTTGCGCTCAATTATAATAGACTTATCTAGATGTTTTTCAGATGATATAATTATATCTCCTATTTGTAGGCTTTGTAATTCATATGGTATTTTAAATGTTGGTGTAGCCTTAATTAATTCTATTAGCTTACCTTCGCGATTATCTATAATTAACATTTTTTATATTTGTATCTAGGTTATATTTGTACCTAGATAATAATTGTTTATATAGAAAAATATATTACTTAAATTGAAAATAAAAAAATATATAAAATTATAAATATATAAAAATTAAAATCTAATTTTTTATGTGAAAGGAAGCCCAGAGAGCTAAAAACATTTTTTTTTACAAGGGAGCTCGAGGGGCTGAAGCCCTCGAAAGGGAGCTCGAGGGGCTGAAGCCCTCGAAAGGGAGCTCGAGGGGCTGAAGCCCTCGAAAGGGAGCTCGAGGGGCTTCAGCCCTCGTCACCCTCGTCACCCTCGTCAGGTTCACTCGACCATTACATCAGGGTAATCATCATACTCGCCGTCATTTGGATTAATATCGCCCAATGAGAACTTAATCTCAGCAGCTTCACAATATTCAGATGATTTAAAATATTGATTAATATCAACTTCCTCTTTTTCTTCAAATAAATCTTCTTGAGTATTTAATAAATCTTCATCAATCAATACAACACTATCACCAGTTCCGCAAGTAGGTATTTGACCCACCATAATGTTACTTGAAACACCTTTAATATTATCAAAAGCACCGAATAAACTGGCTTCTAACAATTGGTCAGTAGTTTCTTCAAAACTAGCTTTAGCAAGAGGACCAATATTTTCCTTCTTAATACCATGTCGGCTTACAGACATAATATCTCCGTTTTGACACATTTTATCACAAAGTAAATCAAGGTGTCTAGGACTCAATTTAATGTCACTACCATATAAAACTTGGTTAAGCTGATATTGAATTTGAAAGCGAGCTGCTTCAATACCAAATACTGAATACATCTCATTAGGATCAATACTAAATGTTCTTTTACTATTAACACCATCTCTTATTAAAATGTCAAATAAGCTAGAACCCTCAGTATTAATTGTAAATTCACTTTTTGATACAAATGAACCATTCTCTTTAATTACTATCTGTTTTTGTTCTTTCTCTTCAGTCGTAAGAAATACACGTTTTATACCATCAACACCTTTAATTATAACATCACTTATCTCTTTAATTTGTTCTTCAATAAATAATATATCATCATTTGCCTTATTAGGACTAGATGGAAAATTTATTCTCATACGAAACACCAATTTAGCAGCGTTATCATCCATAAACATAAATGATGCATTCGGATAATTTGATTTTAATATAAGACTTATATCCTCCATAGTTACCTTTTTATCAATAATCTTTCGTCTATCAAACTCAAGTCTAATCATCCAAGGATTATTAGGAATTAAAGATGATTGAGGATCCATCTCACTAAATATTTTATAGATTTCCAAAAAATCTCTATCCTCTTGTAATACATTTTCATAGTTATTATTAGGTTCTAAATATATAGCCGATGATAATAATACATCACTAATTTTCGTTAGTTCAATATTATTAGCCACCTTCTCAGCCATTTCGCGATTAAAGCGATGGTCTTCGTCTAAGTAAACTTCGCAAGAACTATTCTTAGGATTTTTAGTATTGTTGAGTAATTCTGTTAAACGAGGCACTCCTTGAGTTACGGTCGATTTCTCAGCTACCCCGCTCAAATGAAAAGTGTCCCTACATGACATCAAGCTACTGCTCGCAAAGTTTCGTGTTTTTTCGACAGTTAAGTCATAAACCCACCTTTTTTTTATATTTTTATACTCAATTTCTGTTGGTAAAACCTCTGTTATTTTTTTTATTTTACTTAATAATACGTTTTTCATATGCTTAATTCTAAATATACGCCTATTATCATTTTCATTAATATTATATTCTAATAATCTATCAGCTTTTTTATTTATTGTTAATTTAAATTCATGTGAAAATTTAGAATTATATTCTTTAGGAATATAAATTTTATAAATATATTCTTTGGCATTTGGAAATGCTTCTCTATCTTGTTTTGTTTTATGAATAGTCCAAGAAATATTAAATCTATTTAGGATTAATCCTATAATTTCAATCATTTTTTTACCTACAGAAGATGCTGAAATTGAACCATCAAGACTAACACAACCATCGCCACTGAAATAACCAGAAATTATACCCTTAAGAAATTCTCTAGGAGTTTGTAAAATCCATGTAGGAATTTGTTTATCTTCACTAGTTTTACCAAATACTTTTCCAAGTAAATCGGCTAATAATGTAGATTGAAAAATATGGTCATTTGATTCCCATTTTGTTTGTCCAGTTTCAATATTAGCTTCTTTCTTAATAGATTTTACATGTCTATATCCAATATTCCATGATGACATTAATTCTTTAATAGGAGCAATAAAATCTTTATCTTCTTTACTTATTATTATACGTAAGTCATTACACATTCCATCTGCTAAATAGGCTCCAATAAAGTAACCAAATTCATTATTAAGAGGAATATTAGCAGGTATATTTGAAGAGCAAGACCTCATACTTAATGGATATACACAACCTAATTGGAGTTTACTATATATTCCATTCATAGGATGCTCTTTCATCACACCATTTTTATCTTTACCTTTAATAACCTGTCCTTCTTTAGGACAAATAGAATCTCTAAAGGAATCACTTCTTTTATAAGGAACAGTAAATACTTTACCTTGATTTGCTTTAAACCAATGGCGATTACCTTTAGCATTTTCAGTAGTCATTACTTCTAAGGCTTTATCTATTTCATCTCGATAAATATATTGAGTTGGTGATAAATATTTCTTAACATCTAAATGTGTAATTTCTTTAAAATAGGGTATGGATTCTAATTGATTATCTAAGTTCAAATCCAAGCCCTCACAAACAGGAATTAAATCATCTATTTGTAATTCACTTCCATTTTTATCAATAATTTTATTAGTTACTTCATCGTAAACTAAGAATGATTTACCTTTAGTAGCTTTTACACTTCTACCACACTCGAGTTCTACCTCAAGAATAGTTTCACTTAGATCTTCATTTACTACAGGATGTCTTGTTATAGCTTCTAATTTAGTCCACATAACATTTCCATCTTCATCACAAGAATAAGCCCTCCAATCATTTCCATCATCTAATGGAATATAAATTTGGTCATCTTCTGGTTTTGTAGGACATTTAATATATTGTATTGTAGATGCCCTTGACGGATCAGCTAAGCACTCTTCATAATAATTATCAATAAATTCACCTATTGTTGGAAGCATTAAGTAACCATTTTTAGCAATTACAATCTCAGTTTCCCAATCAACACTGTGTAGCGTCATTTGTGTTGTCCTCTCTCCCAAACTTTGAGCAGCCAGGGGACCCACCATATCACCACCTTCTGCTAATGAGAAGTTGTATCGCATTTTTATAGCATTAATTATATGAGTGAAGGCAATCTTATTAAATTTCTTATCACGAAGCAAAATTTTAGGGGATAAATTATCCCAAATTAAAACTTCACAAGCTAAGCTATTACGCCCACCAATTCTACAATATTTAATTAAATTTTGTATTTCTTTAATAATTTCAATAGGATGAATATCACTTTTGCTTACATTTTCAAGATTAAATTGTTTAACTGTATTGCGAATTAATCTACTGAAATTAACAGGATAATAAATCTTTATATCTTTAATATCATTAAATTTTGTATATATTTTATGAAATTTCTCAATAATATAGTCTAAATTCTTGTTATATTCAGTAATAATGCTCTTCCACCCATCAATTTTTTTCATTTTATCAACCTCAGTTTTTAATACATATTCAAATCTATCAGCTGTATCAATAATATAATCCTTATTCAAAGTATCAATATTAATAGTAATAAATGCTGTTGTTTGTTTTTCTAATTCTGTAGAATTGAAACCATCATATCCATAACAGAATTGAACTATATCATTATTGCTGGCACGTACTGAATAGTCGTGAGCAACTTTTAAATCTTCCATAGACTTTACAAGCCTTCTTTGAAGGTATCCTGAAGTAGCAGTTTTAACTGCTGTATCAATAACACCTTCTCGACCCGACATCGCATGAAAGAAGAATTCTTGAGGATTCAACCCATTCACAAAATTACTACTAATAAAACCACGGCTTTCCGCACCATTCTCATAGCGAGGATAATGTGGTAGGGTTCTATCAGTAAATCCCATAGGGACACGTTTACCATCTATAGACTGTTGTCCTAGTAAACACATCATTTGTTGAATATTAATATCTTTTCCTTTTGAACCACTGGTTACAATATAATTTATTCTATTATCTAATTTAAGCTTCTGCATAATACCAGAATTAATTTCTTTTACTGTCTTTTCACAAATAGCAGCAACTTTTGTATCATAAAGCTTATCTAATCGCTCACTAATATCCGCTAGAATATTTAAGTGAACTTTTTTAGTTAATTCTACAATATCTTTTTTTCCTTGTAAAATAATATCCTCATTCCGCTTTCTAATTTCTTTATCAATGATTAAATCACTAATACCTACACTAAAACCACTTCTAATCAAATATCTAGATACAATTCTTTGTAGGTCATTAAGATAGCGGGTTGCTTCTCTATGACCATAATCATTAAATATGTTATGTAAAATTTCAGATGAGCATTTTTTCTCAATCTGACCTTGTTTTAATATACCATTTTCAATGATAACATCTTTTAAATTCGCATTCTTCGCAGAAAGCTTATTATAATATGTAATTGGGGGCAGGATCGCAGAATATATCTGCTTACCCGTCCATTTTACCAGTTTACCATCACTACTTACGTATTTTGGCTCTGGTATTATTCCGCTGAATTTTTCTACACCTACTAATATATTCATCACTTCTTGTTGATTGAAGAATACATTATCATCAGTTAGTTTAAATAACCCTACTAAATTGTCCTGAGCTGGACCAATAATTGGCTCATTCTCACTAGGACTTATAATATGTCTTGACACTGCTGCCAAATATTTTAACTCCACCGCAGTTTGTAAACTCTGCGGGACGTGAAGGTTCATTTCATCTCCCGGTGAAAATCGCCGTTTTTCCACTCAAAATGGTTTTTTTGAAAATTTATTTTTATTAAAATTAACAAATATTTTTAAATATTTTATTAAATATTTTAAAATATTTATTAATTTATTTTATAATAAGTTTTCTAAAAACTATTTTGAAAAACCTAAATACTTTCGTATTTAGCCAGATCGTACCTTAAGCCCCCTCTACTTGATTAGAGTTTCATAGGGAACCAATATCTTAGCGATCGTTTCAGCCCCACCATATCCTATCATAACGGATTTAGGTGGTGTACTACGGATTGTCCAATCCTTAACGTTGTTACCATTGTGTACGGTCATTACCCGTGTTCCTCTTTTAAAGTTTCCAATAAAGAGTGGTAGTTAAGGCTCCTAGAATTATTATTCTAGTCCAATTAAAATGACATTATATTTTTAAATTGCAAAGCTATATTTTTATATCTATTTATTAAAACTAAATCTATTTTATTAGATTTTAATAAATTTTCTCTTTTTTCACAAGGTCTTAAATTTTTCCAATTAAAGCATTCTTTATATTGGTCTTCATTATCAAGACTATAAGATGAACAAGGTTTTATATGATCTATATGCCAATATGAACCGTAATTATCCCAATTCATATTACTATCAAAATTATATTCAAACCATTTTCTTAGAATATCATTCGAGCATCCTATTATATCAATAAAATCTTTTGTTCCAGAATTCATTAAATTTTTAAAACGCCTTCTCGCACCATACTGAACTTTAGATTCAGGTTTATTTCTAGACTTTTTTTTTGTTTCCTTGACCTTTTCTTTATTATTTGTTCTATATTTAAGGTCTATTTGTCTAACAACATCCCTGTTATTTTCTCTATAGTTTTGTCGAGTAATCTTAAGCGCTTCTGTATGATTTTTTTGATATTCTTTAGAATTTTCTTTAATTTCTTCTTGATTTTTTAAGTAATATTCTCTTTGATATTTTTTCTTGTTCTCTTTACGTTTAATTATATTACAAGCTTTGCATTGCTTTTTATTTCTACTAAATTCATTATGTTCTTTTTCTATATTACATAATGTACATATAATAGTTTTTGATGTCATTTTATTTTTTGATTAGGAGGTTCCCGTTTCCAGATATTTCGCACTTGAATTATAATTTATTTTTTATAATATATATATTAATAATCTTTTTAAATTATTAATTTTATAATAATATATAGAATAAATTATAATTTAAGCACTAGGAGGTTGCAGCCTTTTAAGCCCTCCTGTTTTCGACAGAGATTAGTTTTAAAATTACACTTACAATAATGTAAATGTAATTTTAATATCCAACGAGTTGTTTTGTTTAAGAACAACCAGTTTATCGAAATCTGCGTTATATGGTTTACAAACATCTACATTTAATCTAAATGTATTGCCTTCCATAACACGCACTTTGTGCGCCATCATACTCATTTTATGGAGTGATGGTTGACGATTGAATAACACAATATCGCCATTTACTAAATGTCTATTTACTGTATCACCATAGTTTAATACAATTTTTGACGTGTCTCTAGTAGTAGTTTCTACTGAGCCGTCTTTACCAATTTTTATTTGGTCGTCAAATATTGCTCTAATACGACCATCTTTAACGCTTTTATAAGTTCTAGCACCTGGATATATTTTATTACCATTTCTCACTAATTGAGTAAGTTTATTAATATTATGTTTATTAACTACCTCCGGAAATGTTAAGTTCATAGCAATTTTTTTAGGTACTCCCAATTCTTCTATTGATAAATTAGCATCAGGTGATATAACACTTCTAGCACTAAAATCAACACGCTTACCCATAAGATTATTTCTAATACGACCTTCTTTACCAGAAAGACGTTGTCTCAGGGTTTTCATTGGTCGACCCCCACGGGTTAAAGCAGGAGGTATTCCTTTAATATCATTATTAAATAATGTAATTACATCATGTTGAACAGAATTAATATATCCTTTAATATACTCAGGTGATACAACACTTTTAGCTAGCTGTTTACGTAGTTCTTGACAACTTCTAATAATATCATAATATTTATTAGTCAAATCATCTTCACTACGCTGACTATTATATTGCCTAACACTCGGACGCACACTAGGTGGTACAACTGGTAATACTGTTATAATAAGCCAGCTTGGCATACACCATTTAGGACTAAAGCCCATAACTAAAGCATCATCATCTAATATACGTTTAAATATTGCTAGTATAATTTCAGCATTAAGGTCTTGGGTAATATTAATTGGATTATCTCCGCTTTCATATTTCCAATCAGCCGATATAATATAATCGGTTCTTAATTTACTACTATTATATTTACTTGGTTGAATAGCACCGCACCCGCCATTATCATAAAGGAGATTATCATTTTTCTTTTCTACATTACCACAAGTTTTATATTTTTGCGTTAATTTGAAAATCTTATCAAATCGGTCCTTATTAGAACCTTTAGTTATATTTATAATATTTTTTACTATAGGATGGTTTTTATTTAATAATAATCTGCTACATTTAATACAGACACATTTTAATATTTTAACTATATAATCTTCAAACTGTAAATTAAATACAGGTTTAGGTAACTCAATATGTCCAAAATGACCTGGGCAATTTATGTATGATTGTTCACATGTTTTACATATTTTATTAGGTTCAATATAACCCATACGAGGGTCAAATAAACCATTTATACGTGGGTCCCCATTACTATCATTAAATGTATCAACATTAATGTTAACAACAGATTTTTTTAATATAACTTCTGGACTATAAACACCAAATTGAATACCATTAATAAACCCAATTTCATAATTAACACTTGAATCACCAGACGCCATAGTAAAAT